TGAAGCCATTAATCGGGGCCCTGACAAAATATTTGTACAGGGGGAAGCAGCCGGCGTACTACGCCCATGCTACACCTTCGGGCAGCGCCTCCTTCAACCTGCCCAGGTCTGAAGGAGGAAGGGCCACTGAATGGTGGGCAATGATCCAAAAATGGATCAACCGACCAGTCAATGACCTCTTCGCTGGGATTGCCGAATATCTCGTAGACACGGAAGATCCGGTCTACGACCTATTCGGCGAAATGATCTTCTCCCCTAGTGGGGTGAAAAAGATCATCGAGGATCCCTCAATCCCATTCTGGGAAGTCGGTTATACCGAGGACCCAGATGAGGGATCGTTGTTCGGACAATCCGAAGGCCTCCCTTGGGAGGTCCCGGGTATCCGGACAACGATAAGGGCGGAACTCCTTATGGCTCTCCTTGAAGGGGAGTCACAAGGGTGCGTCCATATCCTCTGTGACGAAAATGGCTCGTCGGGAACCACCCCGGCGAGTACCATTTGGAAGACGCGGGGATCCCACGTCTTCCAATGTGAATTTTCGGAAATTCCAGGTCGGCTCGAGGGAATACCTGAGCCGGGTTGGAAAATCCGGAGCATCACCGCCGGTCCGACATGGTATTCCATTATCGGATTCGTCACCCGGCGTGCCTTCGAAAAAGTCGTACTACAAGATGTAGACGTACGACAATTCGAAGAGCAGGGAATGCCCCTATACAATTGGCTCCGGCGCCAAAAAGGAACCGGACCAATTGATGGGGTCGCAGTCAACTCCGATCTTACCGCAGCAACGGATAACATCGGACGTGGACTCGCCAAGGAAACTTGGCATTCCCTTGTGACCACCTGTCGGGTAAAGGAAAGGAGTTTCCTATCCTTTACCCCGCAGATGATCACCGCCCCAAGAAAAATTGTGGTCACTGACCACAGTTTGAATGAGGCGTATACGGAGGCCAAGGCAGGCCATCCCCACACCAATGGTGTGATGATGGGAGACCCTTGTTCATACCTGATTTTAACGGTATTGAACAAGGTCCTGGCCCACTTGGCGTCGATCTGTGAAAAACAGAAAATTTCTGTTTTCACAGCAAGTCGACGTTTCCAAGAGGGGACCCTTGACTTCCAAGCCCAACGACCCCAACTTGGGATCGTTGGTGACGACCTCCTCGCATTCGCGAGTCCAATTTGGGCCCGACGATACGAGGAGGGGCTGAGACTTGCAGGGCAAAAGCTCTCAGCTGGGAAGCACACCGTTTCTCAAAGAATCGGTGTGTTATGCGAACAATTCGCATACCGAAATCCGATCCGAGGACCCTGGTGGGTCTTTACAGATCCGATTCGGCCCCGGTTGTTCTCTCCCTTCCTTAAAGGAGGAAAGAGAAACCCCAACGAGGAGCAAATTGCTCCTCCTTGGCAGGGAAAAGGACAAGAGCTCAATCGAGCCCTGGTCTACTTTCCCAAAGAATGGAGGCGTATTTACGCCATCCTATTCTATACCAACTGGAACCAGTTCGACGAAACTATCGCCGAATTGTTTTCCGGTCGGTATCTATCCTGCCCGGTGCAGGTTTCCCACTCCCTATTTGGATTTGGGTTGCCCGCACTTTCAAAGGACGGGATAGATTGGTTGGAGGATGGAGAATATCTCCTACCTCCAAACCATCTCCGGTTAGTCCAACGGCTAAATGGACTATCAGGAGTTGAGCTTTTTAAGGCCCATCAGGACCTTAAAAACCCTATCCAAGCGACACAATCGCATTTAATCGGCAATTTGCCGACAAATGACGAAATCTTATCCCTGATGGGATTAGATTGTCGGTTGGTAGGGTCACTGATCGATGTCGATCAGGAGCTCGCGAGATCAGAATCGGTCTTTAATGAAGAAGACCTAGTACAGAAGTATGTACTAGACCCCCTTCTGACTTCAGACCGACCCCCTACTAGGGGGTGGTTCAATATGAACCGTCTGATCTCGCACGGACCCCAGGCCGAGGATAAAATCCTCGAACAAGGGTTCGTTCCCGTCGGAGATTTAATTGAAAATCTCCGTAGGGTGACAATCTTCACCAAAATGATGAAAGATTGTCCCCCAACAACCAAAAAACCTAAGGTTTTTGGTGTACGGGAATGGTCGTCATCCTATAAAAGGATGGCGACCAAAGCGCTTCCCCATTGTCCCCCATTGGAGGACAAGGAGGAACCGGATGCCCAACCATATGATTGGTGGGCAACCCAGAGGC